TTCTTCACTGAAGATCGTCGCAAGGAATCGACGCATTGCCACCATCTCACTTGGAGTCAAGTGCAGCATCCCCTTATGGATGTTCTCATGGCGCAACACACGCCTTACAGCAGCTACTTGAGGCGAAATGCCTAGCTCTTGAGCCGCTTTACGGTCAAGATCGTAAACCACTACTCCATCTGTAAAAACAAATGGCGTGTTTGTCGCATCGTCGAAAAGACCTTCAATTTTCTTGTTGGTTTTAAGCGCATTCCAAACTTGAGGATACAGTTGCTCATTACGAGGGTCAGCCAAAAATTCTTCGCGTGTAGTGACAACAGTGAAGAAGACATTAGGAAGCTCCTTGCCATCCTCAATTAGCCGCATGGCTTCATTTGCATCTTCTCTTGTGACTGTTCCAAAAACAGGATTGGTTTTCGTTCCAGCCTCAAGACTATTAAGAGCCTTGAGGTTTTCGTCCGAGTCTTTCTTTTGCTGCTTCGCGTCCTCCTTGTTTTGAGCCAAAGATTGAGGAGTTGACAAAGTTTCAGTTTCAGGTGAAACTTCGTCAACCGTGGGAATCGACCCTTCCACGGGTTCAGCCTGAACAACACCGGGACCCCCCGCACCTTCGCGCAAGGGTGCGGGGGATGATTTTTCAGCTACAATGGGTTCAGCCACAGGCGCAGTCACCCCCTCAACTTCCGCTGCTTTCTCAGTAGGAACGACTTGTTCCGCATCAATCTGAGCCTTCCTTTGATCGGCAGTTAGCCTGGGTTTCTTTGGCATTTGCTCAACGCCAACGTCAGTAATAACAGGACTGCCTTTGTAAATTTCAACAAATCCCCTATTCACAAGGGCATCAATTTGATCCTGACTTGCTGTATTATTATTAACAGCTTTAAGGTCTGAAGCATTGCTGGTGTTCTCAGCCTTGAGTGGCTTGTTTGGATCAAAGCGTTGCTCGCCAAACTTGGGGCCAGTTAGGATAAGGGCAGTTGGATAACCATCCTCATCGTATTCATAGGTGACACGCATCTTGTCGTCTCCTACTTGGACGACATCGCCAATATCTAAATCTCTGCGTGGAATCAAAGTAAGTGGCGCGGTTCGATCACTGGCAGATTTGTAAAATTCAATCGTGCGCTGTTCGGCAGTTTCCATCTGCTGCTCACCTTCTTTAATGAGCGAGGTGCCAGCTTTGCGAGCCTTGAAAGCCTCAATGATGGATTGCGCTAAAACAGTAGGATCGTTGCTTGGAATCAAGTTGGCCTCATAAGCCAAGCCAGTAATTTCATCCATGTTGGCGACATTTGTTCCCTCGCCGTAATCAAACGAGAAAAGCCGCCTCTTTACGGGGAGTGGCAATTCATCTAAAATGCCTAATGCTTCAGCTTCGGCAGTTGCCTTTCTACGCTTAGCTTTTGGAACGAATACAATGGGTTTTCTGGCGTAATTCTCTTTAAGCCAAGTGATAATATCAGGAGCTTCCCCCGGTTGTTGCCGGGGGAGTCCTGCTTTCAAATCTACTTCTTCTTGGGCTTCGACTTGCCTGCCGACGACAGGGCGATTGCCACCGCCTGTTTCTGCGGTCGCCCCTCCTTCATCAGTTTCGATACGTTCTTGCTGACTGTCTTTTGGGATTTCCCCTTGTATAGTGGCATCTTGTGTTGGTATTGTTGGTGTTGGTGGTATTCCCACAGCGGGTGCTGCGGCTTGCTCCATTGTTGGAGGAAGTTGTGCTTGAGGCTCTGTGACAGACGCAGGAGTGATTGGCGCAGGCGCAGGCGCAAGAGTGATTGGCGCAGGCGCAGGAACTATTGCAGCTTCAGCCGCTTTATCTGCCGCCAGTCTTGCTGCCTCTGCATTGGCTTTATCTGCCGATTGCAATTCAGATTGATTGATTGTTTCTTGAGCTGCTTGCGCTGATAACTGAGTATCAGGATTCTGCAATGCGGGATTGAGCATGTATTTTGCACCCTCAATCGTTTTGTTGGCAGCAGATATAGGAACAGAAAGGGCCATTTCGCCCAGACCTTCTAGGAAGGCTTCTGTGGTGTCGATTTCTTGTCCAGCAGCAGCTTGGGCTGCAAGCTCCCCACCAACGGCAGCACCAGTTTCAATAGCGGAACCACCAGCCAAGCGAGCTAGATTGCCAGCAGATGAGAATTGTTTCTTCGCTGCTTCAGCAGCAGTTCTGGTTGCTGTTCTCAAAGCAGGATCAAGCAAAGCCTTATCCACTGCTTCTTTAGAGGCAATGTCCACACCAGCATCTACCAGTTTCTTTTGAACAGCTCGCGCAGCAGCACGTTCTGGCATGGTCATCAATTTACCAGATCCCTTCATGACAAGAGATTCAACAGCACCAATGACCGTGCCTCGAATAGCTCCAGTTTTTAGACCCTCATCAAGAATATCAGGATTATCTTTGAGATAAGTCGCAATTTGGTCAGCCGTCATGTTGGCTGCTGCACCTTGAGTGCGCTCATTCAAAACATCATAAATGGAAGGACCAGCCTCCATCAGAGTGTTAGACAATGCTCCACCAGCAATCGAGCCTGCAATGCCTGTTAGAATAGCTCCTGGACCAAGTTCAAGACCGCCAGCACCGCCAACCAATCCACCAAGTGCTCGACCAGCTAACTGAGTTCCAGCACTGATAATCACATTCGGAGCAGATTGAACGGCTGTCTTAAATGCAGCTCCCGGTTCAGCAAGAACGGCTGCTGGGTATTGAGCAAGAGCACCAATGTATTCAATCGGACCTTGAGCTTCTTCGCCTGCTTTTTTAGCCTCCTCAAGTCGGCGCATGAACTCAACATCTTCTGGAGTTTGCGCGGCCTGTTGCTCACGTTGCAGCTTGCCCATTTCAACCATTTCAGCAGCTACATCTGCGGTGTCTCCAGTGAGAGCATTGAAGGTTGCCCCTACACCTGATGCCATCTGGCGATAGCCAAGTCCTAAAGCTGTTCCAAGCTGAGAAAAATAACCCGGAGTTTCACCAGTTGGCTGTTGAGGAGCTGTTTGCCCTCTTTGCTGAAGAATTTGCTGAATTGCTTCATCATAATCTTGCTGCGTTGGTTCAGTCTCCGTGTTGAAGGTCACGGGGTATTCAAGACCGTCAACTGTAATGGGAACTTGCCAAGGCATGACTAGCGTGGTGTTTGAATTGGTGTGCCAATTTGGATTTTTGGCATTCCCGCAATATTAGCATTGGCCGTTGGTGGAGCAACTTGGTTTTGTTGTGTATTTACCTTCTCTTTTGAAGAAGATTCTCTTTCTTCCAAGAACCTTCTCGCCCAATCTTTAATTAACTCAGCATAATTGACATCTTGTGCTCCTGAGCGTTTTCCACCTGGTTCAGTAAATGCTTTATCAAATGGATTGATACCAATATCCTCAAGAACATTTTGCCACACTGGAACCGAGATAGAAACCGGGCCAGTTTGTCCAAATTGACTCACCGAGAATGACTGGGGCGTTTGAGTCCTGCCTTTAGCTTGAACTCCACTAACAACTTGTTTAGCAAATTGTTCCAATGGATTGATGCCAATTTGATTAGGTTTATCTGGCAAAATATCTTTGAGTTTCTTCTCAAGATCGGTCTTGGCTTTTGTCCAAGCCTGATTGATTTCAGCATTAGCTTTGAGAGTTTTTTGGAGATTCTCTTGCTCTTGTTTAATGGCGGCTTCTAACTCATTTGCTGGTAGATTTCGCAAACGGGCAATGGTTTCTGGCGAAAGTCCACCCATATTAGATGTCGGTGGCGTAGGGGGTGGCGGAGTTGTGGTCGTTTTAGTAGTATCACCAACTTCAGCAGTAGGCGCAGTCGGAACGGATGGAGTGCGATACTTGCTTTGATAGAATCCACGCAGTTCGCCTTGCAATTTGGTAGCCTCATCCATTAACGATTGATACCTTGGCGTGTAGGTTGTTTTGCCAGCACTGTCAGTCACCGCATCTTCTCCTAAATCCTCCAGCCGCTTCATCTCACTAGCCAGTAAGCCCAAATCTTTCTCCATCATCTGACCGCGAATATCCTTCTCTGTGCGTCCACCGTATTGAGCTTTCAATGAAGCAATTTCGTATGGTGATTTAGCAGCAAGCACCAATTCACGCGGTGCTCCCGAATCAATCGCGTCAATCCGCAATTCATCAATTCTATTTATCTCATCCTGTTGAGCCTTGAACATTTGTTGCGCTGTTTTCATTTCAGCTCTCTGCAACGCATTTTGACGAGTGGTGTAATCTTGATTTTGCTTTTGCAAGAAGCTCATCGCCTCACGCATCCGAGGATCAAGGAATGCAAGTTGATTGCGTCCATAGAACTGTGTGGCCTGCTGACTGAAGTCTGTGCTTTCAGGATTGAGAACACCTCCAAGAAGTTCGTCTGTGGCACGCTGGACCTGAGCTTCGACTTCTTGTTTTTGACGCAGAACACGGGCTTCCTCGCCAATCTTGTCATAAGCAAGCTGAGCCTGCTGAGCCTGAATTGCAGGAGCAAGACGCTGAAGGCCAGCCAACCGCTGACGACCTTCAACATTTGCTAACATCGCTTCATTTGAATATGGGTCATAAGCCCTCAAAGCCATAGGATCAAGACTCTGTGTTGTCGATTGAAACACAGGTTGAGTGGGTGCTTGTTGAGGCATCCCAAGGTAGTCTTTGAGGTCGATGACTGGCATGTAATTTTAAATTAAGCGTTAGCAATTCGCTTTTGACGAACTTCTTCTTTGATCTTCTGAGTATCAGCATACTTTTTTGCGGATCGCCTTTGACGGGCTTCAGTCTCTTGGAACCATTGAGCCGCTGGCTTGCCTTCAATCATAGCTGGCCCTGTGCGCTCTGGTGAAGCAGAACCAGTTCCATAGCGGCTAGTTACAACCCGATTGCCATAACCATAATCTGCGACAACTCCACCAGTAGGACGCTGTTGAAGAGTTTGAACTGATCCTGTAACCATAGGACCAGGAACAGCCCTAGCTTGACCATCTGATGTTACAGCTAAACGCCTGCGTAGTTCTTCATCCACTGCTGCTGGATTCTCTGGAGTATATGGAACAACGCCTTGCTGCTGCTGTTCAAAAATTTTTGCTAGAACAGCTTGTCTTGCCGCCTCATTACGCCTAGCGATCATGGCATCGTATTCACGCGCTGCTGCAAGTGGGTCGGCTTTCGTTGGCGTAGCAGTCGATGGTTGACGGGTATCCACAACAACAGTTGGTGTTGTGGTATCAAAATCACGGCGCATTTGCTCTGGGTCAACAAATGGCTTATTGCCAGAAATGGCAACATCAGTTGATGGCGACCATAGAGATGTGCTAGTGTTAGGCAGGAATATTGGAGTAGCCATATTAGTAGAATTTAACGATAAATGGTGATTGGTGGTGGCAATTGCGGACTATTCATAGCACCCATAACAGAGCTTTGAGCCATCCGTTGAGGTTGGCTAGTTCCAGCTAATTGTGCTCCACTAACAAATGGAGAAAGCAGTGCGGCCTGTTCTTTACCTCGGATTCTACGTTCACGTTCCTTCATGCGTTCTTCTGAGTAGTATCCACGGCCAGACTCTTGCGCCCCTCGTTCAGATGGCGGCAAAAGCTCAGGGGCATTTGAGCGCATTTCCTCACCCCATGCTTTGCGTGCTCCAGTGTTCATCTGCAAACGCTGAAAAGATGTTGGAGTATTTTGCTGACCGTAAAACTGGTCAAGCCCACTGCCCATTGGTCTATTCATTCTGCTTTGTGTTGCCATAACTATCGAGTTTGTGGTGTTTCGCCTGCTGAGAACATCCAATCCATCGCCATTTTAGGACGGATTGCGCCTCGGTTTTGTTTGAGTCCTTGGTTAAGGATTTCGTAGCATTTCTGCCAGAATCCCTGAAGAAGCTGAAGTTCTGTTGCGCCACCTGAATCCTCAAGCTGGATGGCTCGCATTCCGAACTTGAGTGCGCCAATATTATCGGGCCAAACAAGATCAGATTCCTGCATCAAACGAACGAATCGACGTTTGCAAAGACAACGAAGAACGGGCTTGTTGTCATCGCGTGGAACAATGGTTCCTGTCTTGTAGCGACGATAAACTGGATTTGTTTCGCTTGGCTCGTAAACCGACATTACTGTTGGAGTTCCTGAAACCACAATGGAAAGCGTCACATTGCCAACCGTCATAGGCTTGACCACCTGCGTTACGAACATTTCAACCGAAGCCGTAACAGTTGGATTGGTCAACGTAAGGGCGATGCCTTCAACGCCATCTTGATCGAAGATTGGATCGCCATTGCTGTCATGGCCGTAAAGACGAACGACCAGTCCATCGTCAATCGCAGAAGCAATCGTCAGTCTTGGATAGCCTATTTGCGTCTGAACCTCCTGCATACAAACATCGCCTTGGTCAATGATTGTGCGAAGATCGCGGCTGGTTTCATCCAGAAATCCAGGTCCGCTTGTCATGTATTCGTTCATCCGTGCATACGGAGAAGTAGGCCAATTCACCCGTGTAACACCTACAATGGACTCCAAACGCCTTGGAAGGGTAATGTATCCACTTGTGCTATCATAATCCACAGCCTCATACATATTCTTCCACTGACCGCTGTTAATAATCCGTTCCACAACTTGATTCAGCGTGGGAAGGAAAAGTTCGGAATTAGGGTTGCCAGGGTAGATCGTGTTACCGATCAATGCCCTAACATCCGCGACTGTGAGGCCTGTTGCCATTTGGGTCGGAGTGTATTCCATTCACGGAGAGGGGCAAGGGAGATTTTCTAATGGTTCTTGAATCTGTGGATAAGAAATGATACCCATCAGTAGAATGAAAAAGAAACCTACCGGACAGCCAAAGTTTGTTCAGTTGACCAAGACGATCAATACCTATGGCATCGAGTTGAAAAACATGCCTCCGAATCAGCTAGAGGTTGAGCTGATGTTTATGAAATGTCCTACGGGAAGCACACTCAACTATGGGAATGTTCCTAATCCCAAAGGACACCCAAACTGGATTCATTTCATCAATGCTGTGAATCTGATTTGGAATTACCCCGGCACTCGCACGCCGTTCATGTGGCATCCTTGGGCGGTCAAGATGGTCAAAGCAGCTTTCGAGAACAAGCGGCTGGCTGTTACTTCTGGTGGTTCAGGCGGTAAAACAGGTGTTTTTGCTGTTTTTGCCCTTGTTTGGTGGCTGGCTGGCCCAACAAGGAACGTAGTTCTGGTCAATACTACAACCATCAAAGACTCGATGGGGCGTATCTGGGGCCAGATTACCCGCTATTTCAATGGTATGGTAGCTCGACCTGCTGGCAAATTGGTTGAATCCTCCCATTGCATCAAGTCTATCGACCTAAAAACAGGAGCGGTTATGGAGGAATATGGCATCCGTTTGTTCCCCGGTGAATCCAGTAAAGCGGCTGAGTCTTCTCGCGCTATCCGAGGACAGAAGCATGGCCCTAATGGTAAGATTATCGTTATTCTGGACGAGTGCGCCGAGCTTTCTCCAGCCATTGTAAACACCTTCGAGGAAAACATCACTCAGAACCCGAATGTGCAGCTCATAGCCCTAGCGAATGCCAATAGCCCATTCGATACCTTTGGTGCTCTCTGTGAGCCAAAAGAAGGCGGATGGGACGCTTACAACCCCGATTGGGAGGAATGGGAAGGCAAAGGGGCGCATGTCCTACGGATCAACAACGAAACCTCGCCAAATATCCTTGAAGGACGGACCATCTACCCATTCTTGATGACTCGCGAGATGTTGGAAGAAAAGCGAGAAAAGCTAGGGCAGCATACCCGTGCTTACTGGCGTGGCGTTCTAGGGGCGTTCCTACTGGATGGAGACGACGACAACATCTATTCTCCCGCCGAAATCCTCAAGGTTCCCAATGAGTGCGTTTGGCAGGGCATCCCAACAAAGGTCTGTGGCATTGACTTGTCCTATACTAGCGGTGGCGATAAGACAATTATGACGATTGCCAGTATCGGTATTTGCACTGATGGGAAAAAGCGTCTCAAATTTGAGAAGCACATTGCCCTTAATGATGATGCCTCTAGGCGCGATGTAGATCGAACCACTCAGTTGATTGACCAGATCAAAGACATCTGTGCTAAAGAGGGCGTTGACATCAAAAACGTGGCAATCGACGCATCAGCAGGTGGCGGCAAGACCTTTGCAGATGCCATGTGGAGCAAGTGGGGCAATACCTTCCTGCGGGTGGACTTTGGCGGGAAAGCATCTGATCGACCCGTTTCCGCTGCTGATCGTGAGAAATCCAGTGTGCGCTACGCCAATCGAGTCTCTGAGCTTTGGGGAAGTGGCAAAGAACTCATCCGTTGCGACCAACTTCGCAATATCACAAAGGAAATGGCTGCTGAAATGACAGTCCGGCAATACAAAGACAACAAGGCTCAGGATGGTGGTTCTCGTATCCGAGTAGAGTCAAAGGTGGATATGAAGCGTAGAACAGGTAAAAGCCCTGACTACTTTGATAGTGCAGCCGTTCTTATTGAGCTATGCCGAGAAAGACATGGACTGTCTAGCATCGACAAGCCTGGCAATGTCCGAGAAGGAGGCCCAAGTCCATTGAAGAAGAAGTTCAACCAACTTGCGGGACTGTGGGCGGCATAAACGCATTGCCCAAGACTGCTCTAAAAATAGCTGTTTTGACAAGATCCTCGCCAACCTGAGACACCCAATGTTTTGTCATCTCAACCATCGTAGGATGATTGATATTGCCGTAAATCTCTAGCCAACCCGTGTAGTAGTTGTGTAGTTTGTCCTCGATGGTCAGCGGGAAAGTCCTTTGAGGCCAGTTGAAGCGATGATTCCAACCCATTTTAGGATGGCAAATCACCTTTCCACCACTGCGTCTAACTTTCTCAGCCATATACCACTCCTCACCACCGAACCCACGGAAGCCTTGGTTGATTTCTGGAGCGTTGGCTTTGACGAATGAGAAACAGCCCATGCCTTGTGCTGGAATCTCAAATGGCTGACCTGTCTTCATTCCGTCCTTGTTATCTCCCCAAATGCCAAAGTCATGCCCCCGCCATACGGGATTGATCTGCTCGCTGGTAGCTCTCAAGTTGTCATACAAAAGCGGACCCGTAAGCATGTTCTTGGAATCCAAGTTTGCTGACCAGTATTCCATCATGGCGGCAATAAAACCCGTTTGAAGCAGAACATGGCAGTCTAGGCCAAGAATGATGTCGCCCTTTGCCAGCTTGAAAACGTCATACTTCACAAAGCTACTCTTGCGGTCAGTGACATCCACTACGCGCATGTTCGGAACATCCCTAGCAAAGTGCTTCAACTGCTTGCCGTGTGCGCTTTCAGGATTGTTGTCTAAAACGAGAAACTCAGTGTTCTCCGGCAAGTCTTGGTGCATTCGGATTGACTGGATGGAAAAGAAAACGCCATCATAGTCATCGAAGGTTCCCATTGAGATGGTTAGCGGTGTTGATGTCATAGTTTTGTAAAAATCATTCCAGTATTTCGCATGAACTCTCTACGCATAGAAGAAACAAATTGAATCTTTTGTGTTAAATTAACATTCAATTCATAACCTAAAGAGGTTATTTCCCCTATCCAATATTCAGGAAATTGGCAATTTACATGGTGATGTCCTTTTTTTCCGGGAAGCGCATGAGTAATACAAATCGCTTTA